GATAATCGGTTGAAGACATGTTGAGAATAGTATCACCACTGAAATTAATTTCATCATAATATATCATTGCACCAGCATAAACAGATAATCCACTAAAATTTGGAATATTTCTATCAACACCAACAACCACACTTCCACTTGCCAATGTACCTGTAACACCAGTAATCATATAAAATAAGTTTGGTGTTGGATTGCTCGTATTAATGGTAAATCCTGTTGTATCAATACCCTTTGTCCATCTAACGAATAATATGTCACCAACAGCAGGTTCTTCGCCACTTGTACCATATGTCGATGCTTTTAATAATGTAATGTTAGTACCACCAGTAACACCACTCATGGCAATCATAGCATCTGGTTGTTTCACGTGGTTACTATCAATAATATATTCCGTGTTGTTATTGGTGAAAAATCCCAGAGACTCTACTTGATTTTCGACAGGATATGCTTTAGATTTCACTGTGAGTTCATTATATGGATCACCAGTTACATTCTTTGGAATAAATGATATAATATTGGGATTCTTGTCGGCTGCTCTTAATATGCTGGAATCAAAAGCACTGTATTCGCTATCAACTGCCTTAACCTCGGCATTGAACACGTAATCAATTTCACTATCACCAATAGCATAGTATTTAAAATCTAACTGACCAGAAGATAGTAATTCCCTACCTTTTGAAGTTAATTTGATATTCAATACTACTGGATTTTTTCTCTCGATGAATGCCATATAATTCTACTTTTCTATAAATACAATCTATTTTATTTTAAAACTTATGCAAAACTTTCTTTAATCTCAACATTAATTGTATTATTTAGTGAACTTGTAATTACATATGGGTCTAATTCAGTGCCATCAACCGTTGTATTATAAGTCCAATCAATTGTGGCTGTTTTCCACATCAATGCTGCGGGAATTTCTGTACCATTACTGTATGCTTTTAAATCACTATAATCAAGGCGATATTCTCCATCTAATACGTCCGCACCTAAACCAACATTTAAATCTTTTGTAAATTCTGGAACAAGTTGAGAATCTACCAATAATTCAACTACTGCACTTGGTTTTCTATATAATTTAACAACACCACCCCATCCATGAGTATCACTTACAACACCAGTCCAATCAAAATTACTTTGTACTATAAATGCAGGGGTTGGAGTGGCTGATGTTGTTTTTTCTTTAATATCGCCATATCCAATATCATATGGTGTATTACCTGAATTTATAGCAAATGCTCTGAAAAATGTTTTAGTTTCTGGTACTAATTCAGTTGTTTCTTTAATCCATTCCTCACCCTGACCCGGATATGCCGTAGTACTTGAATCATCATAAATATCATCAGCCAATGGGTTGCTCCATACCAGATTATCTTCTGTACCCAATGCAGGAACTGTTGTCCATAAAATACCAAATCTTGTAATCGGTGTTGGTACGCCATCATTTATAACAATATTATTAATTATAGCAAAACCACTAGGATTGTCAATAGACCTGAAGTTTACGGCATCACCAGTAGTTACTTCAGGAATTACTGGTAGAATTAATGTTGTTTGTTCCCCAACATCACCATATCCCACAGAAGCCGTATCAACATCATTTCTTGCATATGCTCTATAATATGTTGTTGTATTTGATGGTAATCCAGATGTATTACCAGTCCAAGACGTACCAACACCAATAGTACTACCAGAATCATTATTTATACCAGAAATCAATGGTGAACTCCATTTTAGATTTGCAATTGTACCTAATGCAGCATTTGTTGTCCACAAAATACCATGTTCTTGAATCGTTGTAGGATATCCTACTGCTGTAACAAAATTATCTTTTACAGGAAAACTACTTACAGTTACACTATCAGCATAACCTGTTGTTACTGTTGATTCTACACTTGGTTGTACTGGAGTAGTACGTTGAAATGTACTACCATAATATGCAGTACCATCGACTTGCATATATGCACGATAATAATATAATTGATTAGCCTCTAAACCACTAATCTCTGATCTTGTGAAATTGTCAACCGCAAGCGCACCCGATGCAGGTGGTTGTGGTGAATATGACCAAGTACCTGTTGTACCAGTTCTATATTGAACAGCGTAATATTCTATATCAGCGTATCTAACGATATTTTCACCACCAGAATTAAGAATTTTACCCTTATATGTTAAACCATCAAAATATCCATCAACAGTTCCAGTCTTAGTTGCAATTTCAGGATCAGGTAATATTGCTGGTGTGTGTCTTACACGGGTAGTACCAGTATATCCAGTTGCAAGTGATTTAACAAATGCACGATATTGATAATTGGTATCATCAAGTAATTCAGTTATTGTCATACTATAACTATTACTGGTAAGCGGTGTGGTTCGTGATATTTTTGTCCAATCATTTAAACCAATTCTATACTCGATACCATATTCAATAAGTTCTGTGAATCCAATAATATTTCGACCACCAGTTATAATACTACCAAATACCCCGGGGGTAGTTTCAACATATAATTGTGTTGGTGGTGGTATAACTAGTTCTTGAAAGATTTGAAAATCACTACCATCATCACCAAAATACTGAAGCATTGGGTTTCCTCTGAAATCTATTGTTGTTGATGAACCAGAATATAAATTTACACCTCTTTTATACCAATGTTTTTGTTTAGTAAATATACTGTTTCTAATTAATAATCCACCTCTTCTTAATATAATTGTTGCACTTAGTAATTGGTCAACAAACCTCTGGAAGAACGCATTATATTTACTCAAGAACGGATAGAGATTCTGGAACGTATAGCCATTAGATTTTAATGGATTATCATCTGGGAGTAATGCTCTTTCCAGATATACCTCATATAATCTCAGTAATGTTGGATACCAACCGCCTTTGAAATCCGTTACAACTTTTCTGGTTCTGGCATTAATCATTTTTCTTCGAATCAATTCAATGAATTCTAAAAATGATAACTCACTTATATCTCCGAGTCCAAATACATCATTAATAACGGGATTGAAAGCACCTGCGCCACCAACGAGATAATATGCACTAATCACAGTACCATATCTAATGCCTTGTGGTAAAAATATTTCGTAAGGGTTCTGTACATTAATATTGTAATCAGTAATTGGTTCTAAGGCAATTCCGTCAACAAGAAATTTAACATCACTTGCCTGATTTATTTTGTAATTTAATTTATAAACATATTTATTTGCGCTGTTATTAAAATAAATCTTGTTTGTATTAAAACTATCAACTCTAATAATTTCACTCCTTAAATTAATATCATTACTTCCCTGCACCTCTACATAAGAAATCTGCACATCAGGGTTCTCATTCAGATATGAAATAACATCGGGGTTTTGAATGATAATCTGACTCGAACCCGTTGAGTTCGCTGGGTCAAGTATGTAGTCGGCAACAAATTGAGGTGTGCCTTTAGTAAGTGCGATTCCATTAATAGTCAACTGAACATCCCCACGTGGATAACTTGGTAACGGAACATATGTTCCACTTAGTTTTGCATTAACACGTGTCACGATATAATTAACCGTGATACCAGTAACAGCAGTTCCACCAGTAGTAATAAGTGTTGCTTGAATCACATCACTAGCACGTGTTCCACCACTAAGTTCAGGTATAGTGAATTGGTTGCCATTCACAGTATAGTCGGCAACACTTAAATCAGTACTACCACTTAGTGTTGGCGCATTCAATAAGATGCCATTATATCTGACTTCAAAATCGCCTTGCAATTGGTTGACAGTATATGGTAATGTAAATATGTTACTGACTTGTGGTATGTTCGATATATTCACATATGAATACGGTAATGTATAACCACTTGAATTCACAGCGAAATCTTTTTGGATATACTCATATACATCATATTCAATACCACGTGCAGTATCGAGTGCAATATCAACTTCTTTGGTATTGATTACGAGTTTACTGTCTTCCTGATAATATTGTGGTGTGCTGTGATGAATTCTTGTTGTCGCACCAGCTTGAACCCATGACTTTTTATTATCAGGTGTTTGTTTAAGATTAAATCCTGCCGAACGGAATACATCAAGATATGCTTGACCACTATCACTATTACCACTGAGTTGAAAATAGAAATCATTGGTTTCCAATGGTGCAACAGGATATCCACTGTTATCATATGGTAGTGAATTACTTGGAAAATCGGCTTGAGCCAGAGGCACTGTATTTGGATTGATTTTTCCATCAACAGTATATACGTATTCCGTGATATTGATGAATGGTTCAGGAATACCAATTAATAGAAATATTGATTTTATCGCCTGACGAGTACCTTTAGATTTCCAAAAATAACTGGTATTATTTATGATTCTTCTCCAGAGTTCCACATCGATTTCTGCTGGTAATATGTCTTCATTTAAATCTCTTTCAGTATCGTCAACAGTTAGAAATCCTTCAACCAATTCTTCTTCATTCACCAATGAAAAATAGTCCCACCCAAAGGTATTTGCCATATTTTTAATCAATTGGTCTGGTATGTTATTTAATTTATTGTATGTTACTTTATTAATATTAACTAAGGAATCAATAAATTGTCTGATTTGGTCAAATTCTCTCCCATAAATCCTTAAAAGTTTGGGTATTTTACCTTCCTCAGTAAAGTCATATGTTTTAAGTGAGGTTGGGGTCAGGAATCTCGCAATTAAATCCGTTTTTATTTTATCATATTTAGCACCAATTGTCAGTACGATTTTCAAAAATTTTTGATAAGTCGATGTATTAATATCGATATTGTATTTATCACCAGTTGCCCAGAGCATCTGTGAATCACTATATATAATTTTACCGTCTTCAAGTAGGGTTGGATCTTTTAGGGTAAAACTAAAACCATCAGTACTCACTCTTTGTGAGACAATATTTTTTTCATAACTATTAAGTAATGCCCTAAACTCTTCAAAAGTAACGTTATTTGGTCTGATATGATAATCAAGATTGGCACTTGTTCCTGTTCCCATTAATGCAAATGGATTACCCTCAACCTGTAGTTTTAAATAATCTTTAATATTAAACGTATTTCCAGTAGCTCCAGTATATAATGCAGCACTATTTATTGTATTTCCAGTATAACCGACTATTTTAAATAAGATATTAGGTTCAAGATTTGACCAAATCACGTACTTATCATATGATTCATTGAGGTTTTTCAATTCGACATCATCAGGCATACTTGTATTACCATTATTGAAAACCAGACCAAAAGTATTAACGGTTGCACCTGTTGGAACATAGAAAGTAGATATGTTTGAAACCACGTCATAACTGAGTTCCACATATGTCGGATTACCACCAGCGATTATTTGTGAATTACAGAATAACGAGCCCGGGTACGCAAGAATGATGTTCTGAATCGACACTCTAAGAAACTCGTATGCCGAACCATACCTAACAAAAGTGTTTAAATTAGATTTATCGAGATTAAGTACTGCATTTGTTGTATACGTTTGAATAATCTCAGACTGAGTTTCTGAAACACCCATAGTTTCCAATGTAACGGAACGAACAAAAGAACTTAGGGAATTCGTGTAATTAATTGTTGTTTTGTTATCAAAGTTTGTCGTAACAAAAAACTTACCGAAAGAAAATATTGTATTGGAAGGCGTATCGTTAAAATATTCCCCATTTAAATTCGCATTAAGACTTGTTTTTACAACTTTTACCTTTGCCACACCTTATGATTTACTATAAATACAATAAAAAGAAAAATCCCAATTCACGGATTGGGATTTTTTGATTTTTATTTAAATATCTTATTGAACATCATCAATAACATCATTGAAATCCTGTGTTTCATCAATATTTGTTCTTTTTTCCTTAACTTCATATAGTGGAACATCGTTAACATCGTCCTTGATTTCGTAGATATTGAATTGTCTTGTGATTACTCTATTTTGGTCGTAATACGTTAGAATACCATTATCTACGTCTTTAATTTGTTCACCAGCCACATAATTACTGAGTGTATCAATGGTGTTCTGAACCATATCGACTTCAATCACAAGTGGCGAAAAGAAAGTATTTGAAATCAAAATCATCTGGTCAGGATTACCGATAAACGGAGATGCGTTTGGTTTCACGTCACTTGAACTACTTGGAGTTAGTTGTACGAAATGCAATGTACCTGTATCATCAAATCTGTATCTAATTGCTTTCTGACTCGTATTTCCAACATTTTCGCTAACTGGAACAACTTTATTTGCTGTCACAACATAACGAACAACGTTTCTTATTTTATTATTAGTTGCAGAATCAATGTATTCGATACGATAACCTTGTAATGCATTATTTGCTCTCAGACCTTCAGGTAATTGATTAGCATCGAGAACGATTCCCTTAACACTTGGTAACGATGACAATACACTGCAATCAACAATGGTTGTATTAACTTTTTTCGGTTTGAGATAAATTGTATAGATACCTAATTGTCCAAAAACGGTTGCTGGTAGTCTTAGATTATAGAGACCTTCTAAAAGATTCTCATCACCAACAATTTGTTCTTCTTCAGGTAATTCATTTTCCGATAATATCTCAGAAGAGTTTAATTTATAA